TGGGTTGAAACATCTGTTGAATACAATGGAATGAAAGCCCATATAGATTTATATATACCAGAAACAGGAGATGTGATAGATTGGAAAACCGTTAAGGTTAAGAATCTATCTTACTTCCCATCGCTACAACAGCGTTGGCAAGTTCAGGTATATGGCTACTTACTTGACAAGTCTGGCAAGGGGACACCCAGAACTGTTAATCTAGTAGCCATTGCCAGAGATGGTGATGAGAGAGATGTGAAGGTTCATTCAGAACCTTATGACCCGAAGTTAGCAGAGGATGCCTTGAATTGGCTGGCTGCTATTAAAGAGAGCGCAGATGCCCCAGAGCCAGAGCGTGATCAAAGCTACTGCAAGTTCTATTGCAAGTACTTTGATGAGACAGGCGAGATGGGATGTACTGGTCTAAAAAAAGAACGTATCAAGGAAGGTGAAGTCTTTATAGATAATCCTGAAGTAGACACATCTGCCTTGAAATATTTACAATTAGATGCAAAGATCAAAGAGTTAACAGAAGAGCGTGAGTCATTAAAGACTGCACTAGAAGGATTTGCTGGACAAACAAACAGTGGTGTATCCATATCCTGGAGTACTATCACAGGGCGTAGTTCAGTAGATGCCGAAGAGGTTGAGAAACTTCTCGGCTTTGTACCAAAGAAACAAGGACAGGAATCACTACGATTATCTGTCAAACATAATGGAGGTAAGTAAATGGCTGCATCGGAAAGCACAAAGTTTCAGATCAACTATAGATTAGCTGATGGAACTTATGCTAAGAAAGCATTAGGTGGTACCACAGTGGTACCAGATGGAGCAGCACCTGATTGTAAGCACGGCTCAATGGCATTTCGCTCAGGCGTAGGACAGAAAGGTCCTTGGAAAGGTTGGATGTGTGCTGCACCTAAAGGTGCGGTAGACAAGTGCGAAACCGTCTGGATTAGATAACTAATGCGGGTTCCTTGGACTTATGAGAACCCAGCTTGTGCCGAAGTAGGTGTGGAGTTTTTCTATCCTGAAGTAGAAAACGGAGATAGAGTCCATACTCAACAGGCAATTAATGTTTGTAATAGATGTCCTCACTTGGCAGAGTGTGCTGAGTGGGGCATCCAAAAGGAACGCTTTGGAACTTGGGGCGGACTTACTGCAGTAAAGAGAACTAAAATTAGAAGGCTTAGAGGTATTACTTTACCTAGAGAGGAACACGTTGCTTAATTTAAATAGGGCGTGGCGTGGTAGTAATACCAATGCAACACCATTACCTGATGTATGGAATGATCTTGCCAAGAGGCAGATCAAATTCCGTAGAGGTCAGGTATGTATGGTTGCTGCTGCACCCAATGCTGGTAAGAGTATGTTTGCTCTTATCTATGCAGTTAAAGCAAAGGTTCCTACTTTATTTTTCTCGGCTGATACCGACATAGCAACAGTGATGATGAGAGCAGCCTCTCACTTATCAGGACACAGTCAATTACTGGTGGAAACAAACTTGAATAGTAACCGTCATTACTACGACAAGCACCTAGAGAGTATGTCCAACATACAGTTTGTCTTTGACTCATCACCATCATTAGATGATATTGAGTTAGAGATCAAGGCTTATGTTGAACTCTTTGGAGTTCCACCAGAGTTGATTGTTGTTGATAACCTGATGAATGTGGTAGCTGAATCTGATAATGAATGGGCAGGACTACGAGCTATTATGGTGGACTTCCACGATATGGCTCGTAAGACTGAGGCCTGTGTGATGGTATTACACCACGTCTCAGAGCAGTCTGAGTATGGTAAGGATAATAAACCACCTCACCGTAGGGCTATTCACGGCAAGGTATCTCAACTGCCTGCTTTAATACTTACCCTTAACTATAACTACAGTCCTTATAACAGTGAGTTACAGGTGGCAGTAGTTAAGAATAGGTTTGGTCCACATACAGCAGATGGCTCAGATTATGTATCTCTATTTGTAAACTATGGTGTCTGTCAGATCAATGATGCTGATGCACTAGGTCAGATGCACAGAAGGGATAGCCTGCTAAATGTCAGCCAAGTACAATAAACAAAAGGGTTCTAAGTTTGAAGTTGATGTAATGAAATGGTTTAGAAAGATGGGCGTAGTGGCTGAACGCTTACGCTTATCAGGTAGTGAGGATGAGGGTGATCTAGTAGTTATAGTTGCCGGTGAAACCTTTGTCTTTGAGTTAAAGAATACTAAGAAGTTAAATCTAAAGGAGTTCTGGGATGAAGCGCAAAAGGAAGCTGATAATTATGCTAAGCATCGTGGCGTTGCTAGGCCTTTATCTTATGTATTATTTAAGAGAAGAAACGCAGGAAAGAATGTAAAGGAGACTGCGCTTGTCAACACAAGACTGGTCCAGGGTGGGTCGTAAGAAAAGGTACAAAGGCACCACTGATGCAAACGCAATCCCCATAGGAGTAATCGTTGCCCACTATGGCGGTGAGGTGAGAGAAGGCAGGGCTTGCTCTGTAAGGTGTGTCTTACATAGCGACAGTAGGAGAAGTGCAGTAATAAATACGCAGGAGAATTTGTACTATTGCCATACTTGCGGTAAGGGTGGCAACGCAGTAAACATTATTAGTATCAAAGAGAATATGGAGTTCAAAGATGCTCTCGCCCGTGCAATTGAAATCATCACTGGAAGCGGCAGTGCAATACAACAAAGATCTAAACGAAGAAGCGGTAGCATTTCTAGAAGGTCGTGGGATCTCTAAAGAAATAGCTGACCAGTACTCATTAGGTTACATAAAGGAACCTTTTGCAACTCACGAGAACTACCAAGGGTGGCTATCTATACCGTATATAACAGTACTAGGACACTGTGTTGGCTTTAAGTTTAGAAGATTAGATGATGGCAAACCTAAATATGGCGCACCATTAGGACAGAAGGGTCATCTCTATAATGTTAATGACATCATTTTATCTAGTGAATATATAGCAATCTGTGAGGGTGAGCTAGATACAATCATTTGTTCTGCAGTACTAGGTATACCTGCAGTCGGAGTTCCTGGTGTTGCTGCTTGGAAACCCCACTTTAGTAAGATGTTTACTGGCTATGGCAAGATTTATATTATTGGTGATAATGATCTTAAAGATGATGGCTCTAATCCTGGGGCAGAGTTTTCAAGGAGGGTAGCTCAGGAGGTAATGAACTCTACAATCGTGTCGCTTCCGGCTGGATTAGACCTCAATGATCTATACTTAGCAAAGGGTATAGAAGAGACAAAACGGACAATTGGAGTACCTAATGTATGAAGAACTCGGACCTGAAGGTATTAGCAGAATGGTTGGCGACCTTAGGGATCTCTATAGTCAAGATAGATTACGACAAGGGAACGGTGGAGATCGCACCACCACAAGTAATGAATCATTACGAGATTCTTTTATTGATCTACTTAACTATTCAGCTATTGCAATTATGGTATTGGATAACAACTGGCCTGAGGTACAGACACTGGATTGTGAATGAGCACAGAACCAATACGCCAAGTATGGCAGGATGGTAAGCGAGAACAACTAGTTGCTGACTACCTTGCTGCTGCTAATAGTTGGGAGTTCTATAAAACTCCTCGCTATTATTTTGTAGATTACCTAGTCAATAAATTAAAAGCTAATGGCTATGCTAATTACATTGGTGGAGTAGAAGTTAAATGGATGAAGTCTCATTCAAGTACTGAGGTTAAGTTTCCTTATCAAAAACTACAGCGTATGTGGCTGACCGAACCATTAGATGACAACCCTGATGCTTACAATAGAATTGTTATTAGATATACAGATGCACTACTAGTCATTCCTGCCCGTTTACTTCGTAATATACCTCCGACCTATGGGTTAACACGAGCAGATACCCAAGAGCACGATTTTAATGTTCACTTTATTGCCACTGAAGACTTCGCTGACTACTTAGAACCGATTGTAATAAACGAATGAGTCCAGAGTTACATCCGACTTTATATCAGTTAGTACCATCAGTTACTTACGTTATTGTTCGTAAGTTTAAAGGATGGGTTGACACCGAAGATATAAGACAAGAGCTTTATCTCTGGGCTATTGGTCGTGGTCAACAGTTTACTGATCTACTTAATGAACCAAACTTTGAGAAGCGTGAGCAGAATGAAAGACGTATCGCCTACCAAATGCGTAGGGTTGCAGAAAGATATGCTCGTAGAGAGAAGGCTCGCAAGGCTGGATACAAGGTAGGTGATGAGGCCTTCTACGATACAACACTTATCGCTCAACTAATTCCATTTGTTATTGCATCTATTGTTAATGGCACAGTATTAGAGCAAGCACAGGAGATGATCAACGATGGCACACCTCGTAGACAGTCAACTCCTGCAGAGGGTGGCAACCTATTAGCTATCCTAATTGATATTAAGAAGGCATACCTGAAGTTAGATCAAGAGGATAAGACCATACTTCAGATGAGATACCACGATGGCTTTACCTTAAACCAAGTAGCACAGTATTTAGAGTGTGCTACATCTACTGCTGATCGCAGGTCTACCTCTGCTTTGCGTAGATTACAAAACAAATTGGGTGGTGAAACTCCTTGGTCGTAGAGTTAAAAGAACCGGAACTTTTTGACTATCTCAAGGAGTTTTACTACTCAGATTTAGAAAAGTCGGAAGAGTTTGATAACTGGGATTGTATATCTTTAGAGGCTAAGATGTTTATAGAACTGAAGTCTCGCAAGACTCACTACCCTGATCTACTTATTGAGGAGAGTAAGTATCAGGGTTTAATTATGGCAGCAGGTATTAGATCTCTTACACCTTGGTATATTAACGCTACACCTGAAGGTATCTGGGGCTTTAACTTAACTGAGATACCTCAACCTAAGTGGGAGAATAAGTGGCTACCTATTACTACTGAGTTTGCTAACAAGACTAGTCGCACTAAGTTAGTAGGGTTTCTAAAGTTAGAGGATGGAATATTGTTTTGATCTACGAGTATAAATGTAATGTATGTAATGGTGTGATCTCTATTGAAAGACCTATCTTCGGTATTGAAGAGACACCTATCTGTTGTCAACAAACTACTAGCAGAGTTTGGTCTGCACCTTCTATTACCTTCAAAGGTAGTGGCTTCTACAGTACGGATAAGTAATGGCTGAGTATCCTAATTGGTTTGCACAAACTGCACAAGATAATTTTAATACTTACCTTACTGAGTATAAAGGTAAACCTAACCTACGCTTCTTACAGCTTGGTGTATTTACTGGAGATGCAACAGTTTGGTTATGCAATAACATCTTAACTGATGATACATCCAAGTTAATTGATGTTGATACTTGGGGTGGAAGTGATGAGAAAAGCCACGCCGAGATGGACTTTAGCGATGTTCAGAGGGTATACAAGGAGAAGGTAAAAGAGTTATCAGTTGTATCTGTGGTTAGTGATACCACCTCATACTTGATTAGACAACAAGATAATTTCAAAGAGTCATTTGATTTTATTTATGTTGATGCAGACCACACAAGCGTAGCTGTGTTGATGGATGCAGAACTTAGTTGGCCTTTACTAAAAACTGGTGGTGTTATGGCCTTTGATGATTACACTTGGGGAAGAGATCTTCCACCATCTAAGACACCTCGCCCTGGTATATTATTATTTGTTGATCACCATAAAGATAATATAGATACGCTAGTTATTAACTCACAGTATTGGATTAGAAAAAAGTAGAGAGCCTTGCTGGAAGGGTAGCAAGACTCTCTTTATTATGACCGGAGAGAAAGGTAAGAACCGGTCAAGACTTGGATACTAGCATAGTATTCTCTAAACACTCAAGACATTTGCTCTGACCCTCTGCAACAAGATCATTACCACACTCATCACAAGTAGTATCAGTAGTACTTGTGCTTGAGAAAGAAGTTCCACGCTTTGCAGGGGGAACTATACCGCTTATCAATATATTTAAGGCCTCGTAAGATTTGGAATTCAGCTCTACTATCTTTCTCTCTAAGGAGTTGAGCAATTCCGTAAGCACTTGATCCTCGTTGGTTCTTTGCGTAGTTGTCAAACCTGCTCTCACGGGTCCAAAGGGACTCAAGGCACGCCCACTCTCTCCCACTCCACCCCCAACCAGCCGCAGCGTAGTCCTTTGCGAGCTTTCTATTACGATTTTTCTCATCTTGTGTTGCCTTCCTATTCTCTATTACACCATCAGGTATTCTACCTAGTGGTGGTGGAAATAACTTATCTTGTCCTGCTAGAAGCAGACCTAGTGTTGCCAGTAATATCAAGCCACTTCTTACCCAAACTTTCATCAGCCCTCATCTCCTCCTCAAGGTAGGTACGATACACATTTGGGTAGTCTTTACTCAAACGAGCTAACGCTCTGTCCCTTGCTCTCCGATAGTTTCTCTGACGAACGGCTTGAAGCTTTGCCGTTTCTATTCGCTGTCTAACTCTTTCCATTTCCCCATCTTCCCATACAATCGGTGATAGTGGCAAGCACTATCGGTGTAATTTCCATAGGTTCTAAGACCTGCTTGGCATCTTCCTCATCTGCCTCCCATTGGGATACCCATATCTTACTCCCAGCAGGGCTATTACGATACCATTTAAGGGCTTGTGTGGGGTTCTCACCGCCCCATATAGCTATCCCTTGACTATCTGATACCTCATAGAATATAACTGTCATCTTATCCCTATTAGGTAGCTCTATTATCTCACCCACTCACTCTCTCCCTCTCTCTCGCTATCATCTTATCCTCACAATCGGAGCAGGTGTAGGAGTGATACTCAGCGTAGTCATACTCGCTGGCACACTCCTTACACTTGACTATATCTAGCTCAGTTCCAGTAAGGGCATACTCATCTCCCTCTAGGTAGCGTGGCTCACTCATAAGTTCCCTTAAATCTATCGGTAATTATTTTACACACGCCATCTATTATTTCATTACTAAATCCATCAAGATAAGTAATCAAATCTGACTGGATTTGTTCTGATAATTCCTCCATTATCTAACCTTCTCCTTCTCTCTCTCGGTTGCGTTATCAGTAAGGCAGTTATCGCAAGCGATAGCCCCGTTGTATTGGTTATACCAGTCAATCTGTCTTACTTCCCACCCACAGAATTGGCAGATGTTCATACGCTTGCCTTCCTCTCTAGTTTAGTTTCGTAATACCAGCAATCACCACAGATAGATATAAGTTTTCTCCCTATCTTGTGTGCTATGTATGCGCCTTCACACCCACATAAGTTGCAGTTCATTTGCTTAGTTCCTCTCTCTCTTTCGTTAGTTGTATCAGCCGTTCGGCTGACCACCTTATCTCCTCTAGTATCTCTATCTTGTGAGCACAAATATCTATCGGTAGCAAACAATCACCGCAGATTGCTGGTGTAGCCTTCATACAGCCACCTCACAATGCTTAGTAGTATCGCACTCTTTAATATGCCAACTACAAGCCATACAAGTTAGTTCATAGCAAGTAAAGTCTGAGTTGATATGCTCATTACAGTAATCAATTAGAGCCTTCTTGCCACAGTTATCACACTTGTTCATTTATTCATCTCCCAAGTTAGGTCATCTAGGTAGTGCTCAAAGCTCATATCATTATGAGCCTGTTCATCCCAGTTAATAACCCACTCAGGGGTTTTGTAATTTTTTTCGTCATTACAATAACGCCAAGTAATATCGTAGCCATCAAACTCATCCCAATATAAGGTTATATCGTATTTATTTCCCTCATAATCAAAGGAGATAAACCGCCTCCAACCTGTGCTCTCCTCGCTAGAGTAAGTAATTACTACTTGCTTCTCTAAGTGTTGCTTTATCTTACTCATACCTTTATCCTTCCCTTGATAGCTTCTACTGCCTCTTCTAGTGTCCAATTAATCTGTTGCCAGTAGTAATCGCTGGTATGTATAGATTTAATTACATACTCCCACTCGGCAGGAGTTATCTCTATCTCATCATTATAGTAATCTTGATAAGTTTGTTTATCAAACCAGCTAACTACTATCTCCTCATTAGGGTCTAATTTTTTTAACTCATCAATAACTGTTGATACTTTCATACCTCTATCTCCTCTCCCTCTACATAACCCTCGGCTAGTAGTCCTTCAAAGAAGTCCCATATTTTATGGATACCTTCTTGCAAGCCCTCCTCTTTACTATCTAGCACTAGATATTCAAGGTTGGTAAGAGTTTTACCAAACTCCTGTATATCTTGATACTTATATCCCATCATTACTCTCTCCCTTACTCTTGGCTTTTGATTAGATTATCGGGAGAGTGTTGGCACTTGGAATTACCCTCATAGCGTAAGCACACACCGCAAAAGCGTAATTCGTATTGCTCTCTATCACACTCAGGGCAAATCCAAATACGGCACTCGTCAATATGTGTATGCTTCATACTCTCCCCCATCTATCTAAGCGAGCTATCTGCTCGCCCTCTCCTACTATCAGTTAGTAGAATACCACCGCCACACTCCCCTAGACAAGGAGCGTAGCGATAGTTCGCCACTAAATTACTTTACTTACTGAGTTAGCTATCTCTAGTATTGCGCCTAACTGCTCACCCACTAGGTCATCATCATCTAGATATTCGCCTTCGTCCTTCTCCTTATTCCAGCCGATATAACCATTAGTCCACTCTTGCGCCTCCTCGTTCCATACTGTCCCGTCAGGGTAGCGATCCTCCTCCGTATCGGTATCCCACTCCCAGCCCCCCTCCTTGCTGTATTTGATAATAAAGTGGTGCTCTATCATCTCTCTCCCTCCCTCTCTTTTAAGTATTTATAGGTAGCGCAAGCGCAATTATCTTGGAGAAAATCTTGCGCCCTCTCATAAGCGTTGCCAGTTAGTAGCACACCAGCTTTAGCCATAAGTTCATCTAAGTCTTGTAATTCGCAGGTGATACTCACTTAATCCTCCTCCCTATCTCCCACGCTAATATGCAAGCAGATACGATTACCAGTTATTGCACAAGTTGAGCAGACTATATTCATAGCCCGCACCTCTCAAGTGTGCCGATACATAACCCGCCATCTCCCCACCAGATACGGGTTGCGATTAGGTAAATTATAGTGAATAAAGCTAATGCAAACCCGATACGCACTAGCCTTCTCACTCTGTAATAGGTAGGTGAGCGCATTACTTCACCGCCTCAAAGCGTTTTGCTATCTTATAAAAACTGTCCGAACCCCAGCCAATAAGTAGTTGCCTAATTAAGAGTGAGCCGTATTCGTTGCCTCTCTCCTCCTCTTGGTCTGCTAATTGACTTATCCAATTTTCAAACTGCTCTTGGATTACCTCACTTGCTCTTAATACGCCCTCTCTCTCAATAAGTGAGGTGTATTCGGTGTAGATATCTCTATCATTTTCACTTACTAATAGAAAATCCTCTACGAATTGCTCTTGCGCTATCGTATCCATTTTCTTGCTCTCCTTATGTCTAGTTAGATTACCATTTAGTAATCTACCGCCCTCTCCCCTAGTGTAGCAGGAGAGAGGACAGTAAGCCACTAACCTAGATTATGCCGTGCAAGTAATTCAAAACATCATCATAGGAGGCGTTAGACTTGCCATACTCCCTTACTAACTCTCTTGCGCCCTCATCTCCCCATATAGCTTCAAGCAGTAAATTAGGGAGGGTGTTTAACTCTCCCGCTACACTCTCCACCAATTCAAGCGCACTTAACATTAGTATCCCACTCCCATCACCACTAATCGCCCACTCTCTCTCATAGATTTAGCGGTGGCATTAGTGTCTAACACCGCATTTATCTCCTCCACTTGCTTGATTACTTGATTAGGTGAGCCGTAGGCAGTAAGGCTAACGCCCACCCTCTCATAGCCCTTGATTATGCGCTTTACTTGCGCCTCACTTAGTAAAGCCTCCGCCCAAACCTTGCCCTCACTATCGGCAAGTAGGGTGGTGGTTTTAACTGTCTTAGCCATTACTCCTCCCCCTTATCCTCTAAACATAGGTGGGAGGTGTAAGCGTTGCTAGTGTCCTCATCTCCACACCAATTACATATTGCCATTTTCTTGCCCCTCTCACTCTCTGTCTAGTTTAGGAGAGTGCCACCGCCCACCCCGTAGAGGGTGAGCGATAGCCCGCCACTAAATAACTTGGATGTTTCCCACATCTTGGCAATTGCGACAATCACCCAAGCAACAAGGGCAAGCACTCTCATAGTCGTGGTCGCAACACTTAGGGTCATAGTGCGTAATGTCCTCCTCATTAGCACAGTAAGCCCCATCCCAAGTGCCAAGGTCAATCCCAATCTCAACACCTAAGCCCTCCTTCTTTATCGCCTCAAGGCTTAATTCAAGGCGGGCAATCTCAAGGGCTACCCCTTCCCAACTTGCCCCGCCATTTTCAAACTCTTTTTGAATATCTTGCGCCCTGCTTTTTAGGGTTTCATTAGTTATTGAATACAACATTAGAAGTTCACCTCACAGGCGGTAAAAAATCGGGAGGCGTCAAAGCGGGGATTATCTTTTGCCAATTCTTTTGACATCATCTGGCAAAGGGTTGAATATTCTACCCAAGCCTTTTTATCACTTAGGTCTATGCCTTTGCTAAAACTTGCTAAAACATCGGCAATTAGTTGGTAGTCTTTGCGGGTCATTTATTTTTCTCCTCTTAGGCTCTTAATTGATAACCTTGTGCTATCAATAAGTAAACAATAACACACACTACCCTATTGTCAATCATATTTAGATGAACAATAGGTGAACAATACCTGAGAGTTGGCTGGGTTAAACCTCAAGTAAAGGTTGAGGGTTTGCGGGCTAAGGGCTAACCGATTACTTGCAAGTAGTTTGCAATTAGTAATTGATAGCAGTTGCAACTGGTTTGCATTTAGTAATGGATATTAGATGCGAATAGTTTGCCGCTATTACTGCACGCCCTCAGACTTTAACTATATCTCCCACAATTCCCCACAATTCCCCACAGTAGGCGGGCATAATCTCCTTAGATTATGCGGATTAGGCTCACAATACGCACAAAACCGACCCCCCTATGCTTAAATCGGGCGGGCTGGTTACTGTACTCCCACAATAAATATTTTGACTAAAGTGAAGCTACCTAGGGCTACCACCGTAGATGTCCGTAATGTCCAATTTGATATACTTTGTTAGTGAGGTTGATCACATTTATAAAGATTTTTTACCAAAAAACGGGAAATGGAGTTAATTTCCCGCCTTATATATAGTAGGGGAGTAAAACGAACCCGCTCTAGTTTTACGACCACCTCGCCTCGGTTACTACCTCGGCGAGACCCTAAGGGCGAGACGAGGTTTTACCCCTCAGTCGCTGTGGCTCCTTCGGGAGTTTTTCAAGCTACGCTAAAGCGGCAGGTGTAATAGATTATCTGATCCAGTATAATCATTCTCTGCCTAGTATAAAATTAAAAATTTCAATTACGGGACTTATCCACAGCTTTATCCACAAGAGGAATCTAATGGCTGAGAATTCAGCAGACATCGCAAAGCGAATAATTTTAAATTGTGTAGCAGAGGGTATGACGGT